CGGCGACACACATCGCCAACGACACAGGAATGGGGGAAAAAGGAGGAGGAGGGGGGCAAAGAAAAAAAAAGGGGGGCAAGCTTGCCGCAGGGCAAGCTAAAAAAAGGGGGGCTAGCTTGCCACAGGGCAAGCTGTAATGCTATGGAGGATTCACTTTCCTAACACAGTCGCGCCAGTCAACTGGCCGCATGAAAGAGAATGGCACCGGTTCTCCCATCTTGCCATTCTTCATGCACAAAGCACAATAATACTTGCAGCTTTCACTGTCTTGATAAAGAAAAATTGCTCGTTGCCATTGATGAAGGAAAAAGTTGCGCACTCTCACCTCATCACCGTGGCGCACGATTGTTCCCTGAATTTTCTTTACAAACCTGCGCCTTGGCATCCAAAACAAGTTATAGTTGAATTGTGACAGCAAGTCAATCTCATTTCCATTTTCCTCATCGATATAAACACAAGTCAAGACATTTATATACTGGAGTTCATCAACCTCAAGGCTACGTTGCCTCACGAAGCCAAAGAAATCATGATAGCTTGAATCTTCAATATAGACATGCCATGTAGCTTCCACCTCGAAATAAATATCATTGATTGTGAATTCGAGAGTACGGCTACAGTCTTTCACGTTATCGGGTTCGATACCATGGTTAATTATCTCGTTGTAGAGTTTTATATAATGCTCCCTGTTGAGTTTTTTTTCTTTCATTGGACTCAAGTATTAAAAACCATCTTCAAATTCGTGTATGGAATCGCTGAGCGTCTGCAGTGTTTTGGTCGCGACTCTTGGGCGGCTATTGCCGCCATGAGCGCAGCAACTAATTGACGAGCACAGGTAAAGAGCAAGAATGGCAATGCAAAGCCAAAAAATAGTGAGGCGCAATGTGCTATCAAAGTCAAGTTTAATTTTTGTTTTCATTTCTTTAATCATGGGTTTTTAAATGTTCATTTAAGTAATCTTCGTCAATCTCAACAAATTCCCCGTCAATGGAAGCTTCTACCTGTAAATCGTCCCAATCTTCATAAAAGTCATACTCGCCCTCAAGGTAGCCGTCAATGTAGTTGCTGTAAGTTACAACTATCCACTTTACACTAGCTATAACTTTGATAAGTCTATCTTTATCTATATAAGAGGCATGGCTTCGCATTCCAAAGTCAGTTGGATTAGTTTCCAGTTGCTTAATAATATCGTCAAGGATGACTCTATCGGTTTTTTTTTTTAGTGTAGACATAATTTTATTTGATTTAATTGAATTTCCACTTTTTACAAATAGCGATAAAGTTCTCAACCTTGAAGCATCGCCACTGCTTGCGCTCCAAGTCATAGTAGGTGACAGTGTCAAATCTTGGCTCTCTCTTTATCTTGATGCTTTTTTTCCCGTCCTCAAGCATTTGCCCGAATGCGCAACGGTGGCTACCGTCTCGCTTCTTATAATAGAACATTACCGGGCCATGCAACATAGCTTTTCTCAAATAGTGAATTTGCCAAGCAAGCATCAGCGATTCACGCCAGTTGTGGTCGCTTTTGCGAAAAATGTGATGGGCATAACGCATTATTCTTTCTCTAAATTTTATCATTTTTCCTAGGTTTAATTATTCATGAAATCAATTCACGTGGGTTTACCAATGGAGCAACAGGCCCTATTTCATCAAGCACATCATTGAAGATGAGGCGGCACAATATCACATCGTCATGTGAATCGATGGCAGCACTCAGTTCCTCATCTTGAATGATGTAGTTACTCATTTCCTCAAGCATGAACTTGCTGTAGTCCTTAATGTAACCTTGACGCAAGCGACGACGAAAGGCAAAGAGGCCGCGCATCTTGCGCTTGTGGCTCAATGAGTAACCCACCTGGCCATCTTGCATGAATAGCCTGGAGTATTTCTTTCGCAACTTGCGAATGTAATACTCCTTCATGCTCATTCCCAAGCGGCTCAAGTTGTTCACGTCAACAATGAGCATTGCATTGCTGTAGTAACGAGCCACTGTGATACTGTCCTCGATGAGAGTGTCGATGTCGCAAAAATATCTACGCTCTAGGCACAATTCTATGCTCTCGCTGCCTGTGAGCGACCAGCAAGTGATAACATTAAACTTGGTCTTGTCAACACAGCTGCCAATATTAACCACAACATAATATCGCTGGCGTTTCAGGTTATTATTCTCATTGTTCCACATGGTGAAATCATAACCTGAATGGCACACAATTTCCTTACTCATTGACTGTGAGAAATCAATTTCACGCCCGGGCTTTATCATTGATTTATAAATTTCTAATTCTTCATTAGTGAAAGCGAGATTACTCGACATGGAAAAACTCTCATCGGGGCTGCATGGAAATTCTCGCAAAAATGCTGCTTCATCTTGGAACTCCTGCCGCTTTGCCCTGTACCAGTTAAGTTGATCAAGAGTGTAACCTTGCTTGTAAAGCAACTTTTCTCTTTCGCTCAGTGAAGATAGCATGGCATTCTCATCACCTTCAATGGGAATACTGTAGTATTCACACAGTTTCCAGCTTAAAAAGATAGGCAAATAACTCGTCATTCCCTCGTTGCTGTCACGCCAAAGCTTGTAGAAGAAATTATTTTTACCGTCGCTTGTGCTCTCCATCACTACAAAAGTGCCTGCCCTGTTGCCAACACTGCCCATCACCGAGCGAATAACGTCCTCGCTCCAGTCACTTGACTTGGAATGCCAAAACGCGCTCTCACTCAAGTGGGCAATACCAATGTTATAGCCACGTGCAGCATTATAATTTTTGGCACTGCCAAAGAGAAGATGATTACCTTTACTGTCTTCCATTTCGTTATCACCCACCTTGCGCGGCTTTTCATCACAGCGGCTGTAAATTGCCGCCATAGTGTTAACGAAACTCATGCTCAACTGCTTGTTGTGGCACAGGCTAAGGAAAGTTTCCATCTCACAGTGAAACAGCAGCAGCCAAGTGAAATAGTATTGCAATAAGGTGCTTATACCCAGTTGGCGGCTCTTGAGAATAAGGAGGCGACATGGCGTGCCTGTAGTGCGGCATCGCTCAAGATGTTCAAGAACAACTTGCTGCGCTCCATTGAGTTTCAAGCACACCTTTTCACCGCTCGACTTGTGGCTTATTTCGCCAAATTTTATGCAAAATTCTTCAAATTCCATAATTATCTATTTTTCTAGTGAATAAATAGCTATTTTATTTTTACCTCGAGTAGTTTTAATTTTGTAACCATTTTTTCTAAGAAATGAGATATAATTGGCTGGGTTTATAAGATTAAATTTAATATTCATTTCGAGATTAGTGACAGTCTTATTATGCTGGAGATAATCTAAAATTTGAAAACAAATTCCAGGCATATTCATTTTAGGCTTCCTTTTTTTTCTCAAGGGTTTTACATATATTTCGTCTTTTAAAAAAAATTTCTTACCGTAATTACCTTTCCCATATTTTAAAATCAATTCGCTATGAATTGGGTAGCCTCTTCGTCTTAAATTAAAAATTCGTCCTGGTAACTGTGTAATTCCAAATTCTTCGAAGGCAATTTCACTGGTTATTTCCCTTCCTGATTGCAAGAATTTCAACACTTTATCTTCCTGACTTTCTTTCTTTTTCTTTTCTTTTTCCATGATTATAAATTTTTAAAAAGGAACATTACTTGAATTTTTTCCACTATTGTAGGTCTTGAGGTAGGCAGGCTCATAGAAGCGTGTGCTGCTTGCCTCAAAGCCTAGAATTTGCTCGCCTGCTTTCTCGCCCTGGCGGTTTTTCACGCACATGAGCAATGCCATGCCGGCAATTTCTACCATGCTCCAGTCCTTAGTCATGGTGGGAAAGCGACACCATGAGCCATGTTGCTCGGGGCGATAGATGAGATAAATGCTGTCGGCGGCATCGGCTATGTCGCCGCTCTCCTTCAGTTCTTCAAGCCGTGGGCATGGATCTTTGTCGACGTTGCGACGCAACTGCGAAATGAGAACTATAGTTATTTCCAGCTTCTTGCTCAGCGCCTCCAAGCGGTGAGCAATACTCCCAATTTGGTGAACACGATCATTCTCTCTCGATGTCATTAACTGCAAGTAGTCAAGCACGACCACCTGAACGCCGTGCTGAAAAACCATGCTCTTGATGTTATTAATAATTGTGTCGATGTCGCTGGCTCTCACATCGTCAAAATAGATTGGCAGCTTATCGTTTAGAGAGGTGAACTTGTCTAGTTCCTGTTGCTGCAAGCTGCCTTGCTTGATGGCAGTGGAATTGAGACCTGTGAGAATTGCAGCAATGCGAGTGCCAAGCTGCTTGTTAGTCATTTCAAGTGAGAAGATTCCCACTGCTGTTCCTCTCAGTGCGAGGTTCACAGCGCAATTCAGGGCAAATGCCGTCTTGCCGTTGCTCGTTCTCGCACCTATCACCATGAGTTCACCAAGTTCCATCCCACCCTTGTCGTCGATTAGCTTGAAGCCGCATTTGTTACCTGTGATAACCTCGCCATTGGCAATGCGCTGATAGTCGGCTAAAATGCTTGAAAAAATATTGAGCCAAGAGATTGCCCTGGGGTTAACCTTGCGAGTGGTTAACTCAACAACTTTTTCAATATCGCTCAATAGTTGCTCGGGCGATAACTCGGCATTATATTCGACATCCATGGTTATAGACTTTAATTCTTCACACAAGCGGCGCTTTATTCCCATTGTGCTCAGCGTGATGGCCATTGTGTTACTGTCGGCCTCGCTGCCTTGCAACTGAATGTAGCGGCTCATGTTCCACTTGCGACCATGAGAAGCCGCAATAGCATAGACGTTGAGCATATTAACCTCCTGGCTTTCCTCAACACAAGCTTTCATCAATTGCCATGTAGCTTGGTTTTCTTCATCGACAAAATCTTCATCGAGAAGAAAACGGCTGTAATAGCGCACCTTGCCAAATGCGTCGCCACTATTAAGTAGTGAACACAGCAAGCCACGCTCCAGCTGCTCATCTTGCAACAAGGTGCGCACAGGCTCAGTGCTTAGTTTGTTCTTCGATTTCCTCATGGTTGAAAGCGTTATTTATCTTGAGAAGAAGAAAGAAACTGGCAAGCCCAATGAAGTTGAGATAGATGCCTTTGAAATTCTCGTTAAATGCCAGTATCGTGAATAATGCGAGAATGATAGATAAAATTTTTTTCATTTCCATGTTTCGTTTATGATGGGTTATTTAGAAATTTTTCGATTAAAATAGGCCTTAAACCTCGTTGCCACATCAAAGGCTTTCACGCTCTCAAAGAGCATGCGGCCACTGCGGTCGTTACAAGGTTGAGTCCAGTAGCTGTAGAAATCACGAACCGCACTTGTAGGGAAACCCTCGTCGATGAGTTTCTTGCAATCATCGATAAAACGTGCAAGCCTAAGTTCGTCTGAGGCGTTTATTAGATTTCGATGTTTTATTTTCAACCTGATGTGATTGAGAAGGTGAAGTCTAATATCACGTTCACTATTGTGGTGTGGCTTCGTTAGTTTCCATTCGTTTAGAACATCATTGCCGAGTTCTTTGAATTGTTCAACACTAATTCCCTCGTTGAGGCAAAATTGCTCAATTACTATGCCACTTTGCAATAAGCTTTCAAAAATTTTTTGAGCAGGCTCTTTATTATATTTATTATCTTCAATATATATATTATTACTATAATTATTGTTAGAGTAAAGCTGCTGGTTAAATTTTTTATCTTCATCTATCGTAACTTGCTGATATTTATCATAGTTAATGATAGTTGTCAAGCGGTTAAATTTTTTTATTCTTCTGCGGTTTATTTCGCCTGATTCTTCTAGTCGTTTCAAAATCTTGGTCACTGTGGGCTTTGACAATCCACACAGGCTGGCTAAACTTTCAAGCGAAATGACCGTTTGCCCTCTCTTGATTGAAATTCCATGCCACCAACGAGGTGCATGATTGGCAGTGAGAATTAATGTGAGGAAAACAATAAGATAGTTTTGCTCGCTATAATGCTGCCAGTTGAGAATGCTGCGGTTAATGAAAACTGCTCCTTGATTTTTCTTGCTATTTTTCATTTGAACTTTCCTCCTTTTCTACAGCAGCAATGGCAAAAACCAGTTTATTATCAACTATTCCAATCCACGAGAGTAACTGATAGAGTTCAGCAAGTGCTGTAATTAATTTAGTTTCAAAAGCATAGAACATCTCGTTATTACTCTCGACTTTGAGAATATAATCACCTGTGAAATCAAAAATCTTGCATTGAAGATGATTTCCGAAATTCTTTACAATTTCTTCTTGAATGTTTTCCAAAAAGAGTCTTGGGGTTACTTTTACCTTTTCCATAAAAAAAATTATATTATTGATATTGACAGTGCGAAATTAGATAAAAAAATTTATTTATCAAAAATATAACTGATTTTTTTGATAAAATCACTGATTTTTTTTGATAATTAACAAAAATCAATTAACTTTGCATCGCAATTCAGTCAATATGCTACTATGATTTTATTGTTTGACATCAGTTTCTCTCAGTAATCGGTTCGTGAGAATAGATTACTTTCAATTGAAAATCTTCCATAACCCTAAATATTTCCTTCTTTCGTAGTTATGTTTTCTATGCGTTACCAGATTTTAAATTCTAGCCTGTTCGAGAGAATCGGCTAGAGTATTTTAATGTTTTACGAAACAATGGTAGAAATATAATTTTGCAACCATATTAACCTGTAGCAATTTCAAAGATGATAAACGTGAATTTATTTTACAACCTAGACGGACAAGGAATTTTAAACCTGTGGAAACAAGTTTTGCTCCTCGACACCCCACGGCGCGACTGCTCGGTAGAGTGGGACGATGGCATCGACTTGGATTCCTATCTCATGACCTATATTAACCAGTGGTATGATCACATGCTCACAACAGCAAAAGCCGATTTACTGCCAATTGAGGACGTTAAAGATAATGTCGTGCTCAACGCCGTGGAAGGAATGATTGAGGCAGTTATGCCAAAGCATTGCATTAGACCCGTAGAGATGCGCTTGCATGGCTGGAAGCGCAGCGTAACGGAGTTCTTGCAGCCCGGCAGCCATGAAGCCAATGTGCAGCTCAACGAGTGGACTAGAGGCGGCATCTACATGCCAGCAGTGATTGATTATGGCGACCGGCTTGTAATGACCCGTGCGGGAAGCAGCTCGCTACGACTGGACGTTGCCCGATGTGTGGCACGACCAGCCGACGGCAGCTTCAAGTTCCATGGCAGCTTGCTCGATACAATTCCCTTGTGGTATAACGAGCAGCGCAAGCAAGAGAGAGCGCAATGATTTTCTTCATGAAATTGCTACATTATAAATCACCTTTTCATCTTTGTTCTTTCTAATTAAATAGCCATTCTTTTTCATTAGCCTTGAACCTTTTCCATGAGACGAGGGAGCAACTCAGCGAGATGAGAGTTGCTCCCTTGATTTTTCCCAGCAATTGATAATCTATTACAGCGCGTGGCGCTGTTGCCCCCCTTTTTTTAGCTTGCCCTGCGGCAAGCTTGCCCCCCTTTTTTTTTTCTTTGCCCCCCTTTTTTTTTTCTTTGCCCCCCTTTTTTTTAGCTTTCCGTTGTGAGACTTGCCATTTCATTCTCCCAGGATAGTGGAGTAGACGGCGGTGACGTCGGCGCTGTTGACCACACCGTCGCCGTTGACGTCGGCGGTGGTGAGGAAGCTGTCGTCGCCGCCCAGGATGCAGCTGTAGAGGGCGGTGACATCGGCGCTGTTGACCACTCCGTCGGCAT